GGACATTCATCTGAATGGTCTGACCTAACCGGGTTAAATAAACTGCCACCGCGCAGACTGATTGCTGCGACTTTTCCAGTGCAGCCAGGAAACCCTGGTGCGTCTGTTTTAGATCAACCAATGATCATGGCCATTCCAGTTTCCGCCGCATCCAATCCGGCACATCCATCGGCTGCTGGTTCCTGGCGTATCCTTCTGGTCTTCCCTGCTCCAGATACCGTTCCCACTTCTGCACCGCCCTGGTCACCATGCCGATTCCGATATCGATCCACTCTTTATCAATCGGTAGCACGTTCACCTGGTACGGCGGTTCAGTTTCTATAAGAATGTAGTAATAACCATGGACGGTAAAACCGAGCTGGCGCCAAACCTCAACCTGGATGCCGGCCTGCAGGAATGTTTTGTAATTGAAAAAATCTTTTAGCCAAGCATCCCGGTCACCCTTTCCGAGCTGTCGTGATTTGATATCAACCAGGTCATTGCAGAATTCAGAACAATCAAGATCTGGTCTTGCTTTCACTGGTGTCCTCAGCACCTGGCCGAAACCAGATATTTCTTTTTTGGAATGTTCTAAAAATAGTTTTGCTTCTGGATGTTTCCAGGCTGCTTCACTGCAGCGTTCCGCCGTCAGAAACTGATGGTGCCTCAACGGAATTTTGTCTTCACTGACTTCCTGGAAAATCTTCCATTTTTCTTGGCCTGCTTTAGTGTTCAATTTTACATCCGGCCCATGGGCGTATCTTTTATGAAACATTTCCGGGTCTTCGGTTGCCTCATGGATCAGTGTTCCCATGATCATCGCGTCATTGGGTGCCTGCGGATTTTTCTTTTTATAATCTGCATATGCCGGGGAAACCTCGACATCCATCAGATTGTGTGCTGATAACTCCGAGCGTGCATGATACTCCTCATTCGGCATATCATCGTGCATTGAAAGCACCGGTTTTAAAACGGAACGGAGTTCTTTATCTTTTCCCATGTCTTCGATCTGAGTTGAAAAACAACTTCCTGCACATCCTCGATGCTGCGGACTATGTAATAATGTGAACCAAAGCTGGTGACGATTTTCTCAAACTTTAGTTGGTTATCAGTCTGCTTCCCTTTGGCGGCTTTAACTTCCAGCCATGCGGATACTGGGATGCCTTCCACCATGACGGTGAGGTGAATGTCGGCCATCCCGGCATTGGCTGCGGGCCGGTAGCCACCATCCTTTAAAGGCACCCCAATCACGTTGATCCGAAACATCTGTACATAAGGCTGCCAGGCGCCCCACTCCAAGATTGCGGATTGGATTTTGGATTCCGGTTCCTTCAAACGAGATCCCAATTCCGCCCTTTCATTTCCTGCATTTCTTTTTCTAACCGGGTCATGGTCTTGGTCTGCTCAATCTCTGGAAGAATTTTGTGGGCAATTTTAAAAAAGGTTTGAAGGTCATTCTGCAGATCCCGCATGGCTGCGGTGTGGTCCTGCAAAATTTTCTTTTCACTTTTTTCCATTTTTCTGTATTATTTCCCTTGACCGATTGTCGTTAAGTTGATATATTGTACATAAAGATTGATTAACGCACATTGAAAGTGCATCTGAGGTTAGTGACTGTCAACAACAACGCAAGAGGAAAAATGAAAAAACATAAAGAAACTTGCTTGAGATGTGATGGCACCGGGAGAGTTTGGTTCAGCAGCTTTTTGGCAGGCGTCTGTTTTGGCTGCAAAGGTAAAGGTCATGTGCTTTTGAAAAAAAAGCGTGTGGTTAAAAAAACCAAAACCCGATTTAAATTATTTATGACCCAGGATGGTGAACCAGTGCATTGCGCTTGGGGCGATACAAAAAAATCAGTAGATAAATGGTTAGCATTGCCCGGTGAACGATGGGTTGAAGAGGTATCTGCTTAACATTAATCAAGGAAAAATATGAAAAATCTAAAAGATCTGAAAAATTTTAAGGGGAATTTACGAGGTGCTGACTTTGGTTTGTTCCCTAAAGACAAGCGCAAACATAACTTAAAATCGATTCCTAAACTTTTAACTGATCAAGTTAATGTCTGCGCTCTTTTAGAATCTGATTCTAAAACAAGGGACCGAGTTGTAATATGCTCCGTTGCCGATCTGCCAGATACTGATCAGCAGGAATTCATCCTCGGTAAAGTTCGCCAGCTCAGAGAAAATGCTGCGGTTTCCGAAACATCAGCAGCAGGCGCTGAAGGTGTCCGCACCCTTTCCACATTGATCAAAAAATATTTGATTGAGATTGTTCCAAATCAAAAAGACGCAGAAGGAACCATCAACAAACTTAATTTTTGGAATGACGCCCTCGGCAACTTGACCCTTCCAGAAATCACCCCTCAATTAATTTCTTCCAAAAAACGTGAGCTGAATAAGGCTCGCAGCGGCGGCACTTGTAACCGATACCTCGGTAGCCTTTCCGCATTATTCACTCATGCCATTAAAGAATGGCACTGGACTTCCATTAACCCGGTCACCCAGGTTTCCAGGTTCAAAGAAGACTCTGGGCGCATCCGCTGGTTAACTGATGAAGAAAGAGAAATTCTTTTTAAATATTTGGAAACAACTGAAAGCAGGGAATTAAAAGACCTAGTGATTTTTTGCTTGGCAATTGGATGCCGCAAAGGTGAGGCACTTGGATTGACCTGGGATGATATTGACTTTGAAGGAAACCAGATTCACTTCACCCATGTCCGCCGCCGTGTTTTATGCTCTAAGGCCACAATTGATGAAAAGACTGACAAGGTTGTTTATGAGTATGAGAAAAATGTCAGGGACCAGGGTTTGAAAAATAAATCCAAGATCAAAGTGATCTCACTTGATGACCCTGCATTTGGTCCATTGATCACCATTCTCAAGGAACGCAAGCTGCGCCTGCAGTCTGAATCAGAATATGTTTTCCCGCATGATCCAAGACACGCATGGCAGTTGCTCATTAAGCGTACCGGGATCAAGGATTTTAAATTCCATGATCTGCGCCACACTTGTGCATCCTATGCCATCCAGGCCGGGAAAACTTTGTTGGAAGTTGCAGTTCAGTTAGGACATCAATCTTTAGTCAGTGCGAAACGCTATTCGCACCATGATCCAAAGGCCAATGTCGGCACTGGAGCTGCTGTGGCATCTAGATTGTTTGGTTAGTTTAAGAAGGTGTAAGTCGCGCTAAACAGCACCTAAAAAATTGAGGCGCTAATAAATAGGGAATCTTAGTTATGGAGAAAAAACTTATGATAGAACAGGGACGGCGGATCAAGAAGGTCCGCCAGGATCAGAATCTGAAACAGGATGATTTCTGCTCTGCATTAGGCATCAGCAGATTCAGTCTGGGAAGGATTGAACGAGGTGACCAGGCTATTGATAGCCCATCACTTTTTAATCTAAATCAAAAGTTTGGTGTCTCATCAGACTTTATTCTTTTTGGGAAAATATCTGGACCCAGTTCAGATGTTGATGCAATCAAAAAAGAATTAGAAACAACCAAAGAATTACTCGCAGCCAAAACTGAAATCATTCAGCTTTTGAAGGATGCTGCGGGTGTCAAATGAAACAGAAAGAGCCTGAGAATACTGGGGCGCAAAAACTATAAAGGAGAACATTATGACTCTATTGCAACATCGTGGACCTATGCAATTAACCCACGTTAAAAATCTTAATTGCGATGATTTTTTTTGGACTCCCCCTGTTACCAATAAATGTCAAATTTCTTGGTTGTTAAATAAAAAAGGGCGAAAGCAAGTTTTATTCGGATATCTTTTTAAAGGGGGGCCAAATGACAGCATTTAAAGAAACCCAAATTATACGATGTCCAACGCAAAAATCCTTTGATGCCCATTTTAAGGTGTGGGATAAAATCGGAGAAATAGGTAAATCTCATGACTGCGATTTTGAATGGGATGTCTTAAACAGGAAAGAAAAAACTTTTATTTTAAAAGTTTGCGGATGTTCCAAACAAGATCAGCAGAATGCTTTGATTGATGTTATGAAGTTTTTGTGTATGCAAGGGATTGAACCGGCAATAGTAATCAGCACTAAAACGGAAAAGTCAGAGGCAGAACAGCAGCTGCAGCGAGTTCAGAAAATCCTTAAATCCGCTTAAACCCACACTCATTCCACACCCATGGCGAAATTGGAAGTTGCCTTAACCCTTCAAACCGTTGATATTACTTAATGGAGATGGATGCGTCACTGGTGGGCGCCCCGGTCTTCAAATCTGGGGCGTTGCAGTAATATCAACGGTTTAGCTTTAAATAATACCCACACAAACCCACACTCATAGGGTTTTTCCACACCCATTTCCACACCCAAACATTACTTCTTTTTAAATCCGTAAGATCCTTTTGGCTTCCGCGTAGCTTTTGAAACCTTCCGCCGTCCGGCAGCAGACATCTTCTTTCCCGCTTGTTTTCCCCTGGTCATTCCAAGTCTCTCATCAAGGCGTGCATTGTATCCTTGTTTTTTTCTTCCTGGCATAAATCAACTCCAATAAAGATTAATATTTTCGCACTGGTTTTTTACCAGGGCGGTTTTTCCTCGGCGGAATTTTGCCGGGGTACATCATAGTTTGAAATGCTTTGGCAGATTATGAACAATTGCTTTTTGTGCCTGCTCGGATAATTCATTCATTGCATTCTTAGAAAATGTTTTTGCCTGGTCTGCAGTCAAAGAATTTCCATCATCATTCACTGCATCAAAAAAAGCTTTTGCTCCCCACAAAATTAATTCTTTTGCAATCTGCATTTCTAATCCGGTCATTTCTTTTTCCTTATTTTAGTTCCATGTTTTTTCTTCCAGGATTTATAAATCTTCGGTTTATTAATCGCCAGGAAGGTCCGTTGCTTTTTTGATTTAAAAGGCATCAATAACTCCACATAGCTTGCACCGGTCTGTCCACTCCATCGATGTGAATAAACCGATCTGAGTGATTTCCTTTTTGGGAAACGCCCAGACCATTGGCGCCAACCTTTTGAGCAATCGCAAACAGCTCCATCGCCTTTGGTCCAGAAACTAAAATATCAGCTGCGCGGCTTCCGTTTTTTGCATGGGTGTGTGGTCCATTCTTTACCGTGGAAACTTTCCCATTATGCTCATCACATCTGAATGCCGAGCTGACCCGCATCGGATTTCCATATGCTTTCCGAATCTCTTCCAGCAGCTTCATAAAATCCGGGTCCATATCGGCACGGCCACAATTGCCACATCGGCAAACCATTTCATTATATGAAAAGTGCGGGGATATCATTTTTGCCATAACAATTATTCCAACTGGATAAATTAAAAATTCCCGGCGTGTCAGCCTGGTGTCATTCTTCCAAAGCTTTCCTAACCAGATCGAGCGCCTGGTCATCCAATCGGTTTTTTGTCGATTGAGTGAGCGCCGTAAGTAAGAGAAGAGTGATTTGAATAACAAATTTTTCCGAGGTCAGTTTCTGGATAGTAGCTGCTAAGAATTTGGGCATTATGTTTTTCCGTTTGAGCTATCGTTGGCTTCGGTTGAGTCGAACCAATAGCCAACCGTTTGGGAAAGCTGGGTCGCAGATGCGCCCACAATTACACTGCTAATCGTCTGCATGGATTCTGGAATCTCAACCATAAATATCAATAAAAGGTTAGTTAAAAAAATGGCCATTAAGACCAGGGTTAAAGCGGCCCGGACTGCAAGCTTTGCACTCATGATCTGATGCGCTCAATTTCTCTGCTAATATTCTGCAATTCAACTCCATGCTCTACTAGGGTCTTGTTTGTTTCCTTTATGACATCGAGCAGCCGCCCTTCTAACTCACGCCGATCCGCACGCGCCTGGCCATTTGTTTTCCAGATGAACCAGGACAAAAATATTAATCCAACGCCTGCAATTCCCTGGTCAATTAAAACTCCAAGGATTTGCTCAGTTGGGTCTTGCTGGTCTTGCTGGTCTGAATACCGGCGTGGTTCCGGTGGAATGTTCATTTGCCTTAATCGAGGTTCATAAATTCCATGGTAGGAAGCCTCATGATCTCGCGCTTGGACAT